TTGTATTTAAGGCAACCGTAAGGTCCGCTTGCTTCTGCATTTGCAGGGGAGCTACGTCATTAGGATTACCAGCCACAATGCTACCATTAGCGGCTCTAGCCAGTGAATCTGGTCGTGTAGTTCCATTTGGGTTACATAAGAATATAATCTTAGCGGCAGCCGCACTACCCTCAACGATTGCTTTTGAGAGATACTCTAAAGATTTAAGGTCACCTAACAGCTCTTCACAGAATGAACGTCCATAGGCTTCATGTGCTACACGGTATAGCCTTAATGGAATCCAAGGTGACTTTTCTATAGGTACTGAACCATCTTTACCTACTTTCTTTCCGTAAGCTTCCTGATACCATTTACATCTATCTTTGTCATAGTCCCAAGTTATGTAGGTATATAAGAAAACAGATCTATCTAAAAGACCTCCCTCTGCATTCTTAGGTGCTGTACCTTCTGGTAATACTTCAGGGTTGACTTCTTCTCTAACTACTACTTCAAGAATATTTCCTTCTGGATCTCTATTTAGACAAAAAGATTTTAATGGATAAACCCTAGTACCTTTCTCTGTGACATAGAGTAAAGCGTTACCACCTATAATTAAATGCTTTAAAGCTTCAAAGAGTGCAGTACGATCTCCAGACTCTTCAATGTTACGCATCACTGCACGTTCCATTAAAGAAAGCTTCTGTTCAAACTCAGATTGTAAATCTTTAAAGTTATCTAATTCTTGTTGTAGTTTTATATCATCTACAGATAATCTAAAAAATGCTTGATTTGGAGGTAGAAGAGCAATTAAGAGTTTAGCTGCTAAGTTATTAACACCTCTGGCCCCCAAGCCTTGATATGTAGTTGTTATTTTGTTATAGAAATTCTTACCAGTACTTCTATCGTTATCAGTAATAAGAGTAGGTAAAGTATATTTACTGCACTCAATAGCACGATCTAAATATATACTTTTTTCAGGTTCTAAAAATAGATACCTAGATTCAGCTTTGCCTTTAGACATTAGTTCCTAGCCCTGTAGAAGAATCCCCTGGAGAACCAGAAGCACCGCCTCCTAATCCAGAGTCTATTGTAAGTTTAGTTCGCATACTCTCTGGCGTACCTCTTTTAGCAGTGCGTTTAGCTTTACTTACAACACTTCCTGGTCTCTGTCTAGCAATAGCTGATTGTAGCTGTTGCTGATGGATCATTAAATTAGACTGAGCTGCTTGCTGTGCCTGAGCTGCTTGTGCTTGTTGTGTAGCTTGATCTGCAGCATCTATTGAAGCTTGAGTTTGTGCTCTACTTTGCGCTATTTGCTCGTTAAACTGTGTAGATCTAGCGGCAGCATCAGCTTGCATTTGAGCTATCTGCTTTTGAGCAGCATCTTTAGCTTGAGCTGTTCTTTCTCTAGCAGTTGCAGCTTGTTTTCTAGCAGCACTAGCAGCTTGACTGCCTTGATACAGGCCAGCTCCTAAAATAGCAAGGGCGGTCCAAGGTATTGGCATTTATGTACCTCAGTTGTACTTAGTTTCTTCTTGTAGTCTAAACTGTTCTTTCAAATGACGTACAACCGCCACCTGTCCAGCAGTAAACCAAATAAGTTTCTCTTCCATACTAATATCTGGAGCCTGATCTGGATAGACTTCTTCCAAGTATTTGATTATATCCTCAGTTAAGGTAGGTATCATTCTATCCAATTAATAGTTTACCTGCTCTATCTCTTACTCCCTTTGTCTTACCTTTAGCTGATCCAGTTTTACCTGTACCACCTAAACCACTTACAGATTTAACAGTTGTACCAGCAATTCCTGGTTGACCTGCTGCTTTAGTTTTTACTAATTTAGCTTTAGCTGCGGCTGCGGCTGCATCTCTTAATTTCTGTTGTTGTATTTTAGAAATAGTATCTTGTCTTTGTTTAGTAGCGTAAGCAACTTTAGCTTTACCTTCTTTTGCTGCCTTTTCTCTAGAAACTTCTGCTGCAGAAGCGGCTGATTGAGCTGCAGATACACTAGCTCTTCCTTCCTCTCCTTGACGTTTATAAGCGGCTTCTCTTTCCTTGATGTTTTTGTTTATATCAGTAGCAGTCTTGTTGTACTCTTCTGTAGCTCTTTTAGCTTCAGCTTCAGCTTCTTTAGTAGCTTTTTTAGCTTCGTTTTCTGCAGCAGTAATACCAGTTACATCTTTAAAGCCAGCTATACCTTTATTAACTGCGTACTGAACAGGTTGTTTAGCTACGTTAACAGTTTTATCAACTGCTTTTGATACTGACTTACCAACACTTCCTATTGCTTTTGATACATTTTTAGTGACTCTCTTAAAGAACCTACCAATCCTCCATTCAAAGAATTGTTTGAATAGTTCCTCCTCTTCCTTCTTATCCTCTATAACAGGATCTACTTCTGCATAGGCATAAGCAAAATCATAAGGATTAAAAAGTCTGTCAAACCAATTTTTGTTAGGCAT